CCATTTTTCGCTCTAGAAGAAGAAAAACAGGCAAGAGAGAAAAATGGCTAAGACCACATTATCAAACGTTGTTGAAGAACTAGAACTCCAGACAGAATATCTGGACTTACAGTCCGATAACATGACTGCGTTTCAAGAGCAGCTTCGGGCTGATGCTACTCAAAGAGCCTTGGACGATGCTGAGACTCAAGGCGAAGGTGGCGAGGCTCCAGGTGCAGATGACGGTGCACCCGCAGGAAAGAAAAAGAAAGGCAGCTCATTTAAAGATGCGCTTGGTTCTTCGTTCGGTTCTTCGTTTGGTAATCTTGCGGGTGCAGCCGTCGGGCTTGGCGCTCTTGGTGTAGGTATCGGAGCATTCTTTGCTGGTTTAGCAATTGGTGATAAAGCACAGGCGATGATTGGCGCCGACATGCAGACTACCAAGAAGAATATGATCACTCTTGGTGAAGCATTCGCAGAGACACCTACTGAAGGTCTTCTTAAGATGGGTGTAGCCGCTGCAATTGGAGCGAAGTTTGGCAGTATGAAAGGGGCTCTGAAAATGGGATTCTTCGGTGCTGGGCTAGGTGCATTCTTTGCTGGTATAGCACTAGGCGACAAAGGTATGTCTTTGCTGGGAGCCGATGGTTCTTCGGTAAAATCGATGATGATCAATCTAGGAGAAGGCCTGGGAGCGTTTAGTGGGCAATCACTAGCAGCATTCGGCGCTCTTATCGCATTTGGTAGTGCATTTGGTTCGGCTGCTTTGGTGGGGTTGCCAATGCTGGGCGCTGGGTTAGCAGGATTCTTTACGGCTGTAATAGGAGCCACCGGTTTACTAGGAGCATTAGGCGCAGATGGATCTGGGCTACGAGATATATTAGTTAATACAGCCGAAGGAATGCAGGCTATAGCAAGCATTGAGGGCTTTGGTAATCTGTTAGACTTCTTACCTGCAGCAGCATCAGTCGGCGCTGGTATTGCGGTGTTGCTTGGTGCGAAGGGTTTAAGTGCTGTCAGTGATGCAATAGGTAGTTTCTTTGGTGATAACGAAGGACCGAACGTATTCGAGCAAACAGCAGATGCTTTGAACACTCTTATGGGAGTAGACTATAGCAACTTGGGCGACTTCTCTGTGGCTAGTGCGGCTATTGCTGATATGGGTGCTGGTGTAAGAGATCTAGCTGAGACTGATATGGACAATCTTATCGACAATATAGACGAGATTGCAAAAGCTTCAGCATATGCAATACCTTTGTTTACTAAAATGTGGCGAGGTGGTATTCAACCAGAAGGCGACGAATGGTTTGGTGCAACACCGGAAATGGATTTTGGAAGGGGATTGAAGAGTGTTCCTCTCAAGCAGCTTGGCGGTGCATTTAAAACAATAGGTGAAGGCACAGCAGCACTCAGTGGTGAAGGTGTAGAAAGAATGGTTGAAGCAGCTAAAGGATCTCAAACCATTATTGGAAACCAAGACTTAAAAAATAATGGTTCTGGTACTAACGTAGATAGAGGAGAGAGAATTGGTGATGCTACAATAGCTAGTCGTGAAATGACCACCACCACTATCATCAACGCACCCGACAACTCATATAAGAAAGTACAACAGACATCGCAAACGTCTTACTCTAGTGGCAGTGGAAGTCTTAGACCCACCGTGTCTAATGGATCTAGAGCAGACGCTTATTCCGCAGCATAAAAAAAGGGAGACCATTTCTGATCTCCCTTGTATGGCAGCCCTAGCCGGATTCGAACCGGAGTTTCCCCGTTGAGAACGGAGCGTTCTAGGCCATCTAAACTATAGGGCTATAACGCTTTACTCCTCAGCAGCTAGTTTAGCAAAGTATGACATGGTGTCATCTTCTTCTGCATCAGCAGAGGCCGCAACTACAGGTGCAGGTGCTGCTTTCATTGGTGCAGGTTCAGATGCAAACGCCAAGTCAGCACGTTGCGGTGAGGCTACTTGCCCGAGTACCAGAGCTAATCGTGCAGACAACTCATCATAAGTCTTGTAGCTTGCTGGATCACTAAACTCAGAGATATCATAGATGCGATCATAGATCTCTTCTAATTCAGCATCAGACTCAGACAACGCGGCTGGTGAAGCAAACTCTGACTTATCATAGTTGCGATAGCCTTCCACATTTCGGATCTTCAGTTTAAAAGAAGCACCTTCCCAGAAATCAAATGGGTTGACAGGATCTTCATCCTGAAATTGTGGTTGCATTACATCCATGATCTTATCAAAGATTTTCTTACCATAGACGAACAAGAACACTTGCCCTTCATTAGCAGGATTGCTTGGATCGCTCTCTACCAAGACGTTGGAGACATAGTGTAACCTACGCTTACGTTCACGAGCGATATCCTTATCACGATCATCACCAGAGTTCCAGAGCTTAGAGTTAGACTCTGAGACTGGATCTTGTTGCCCGATTGAAGTCAAAGACTTCTCGATGTACCATTGCCCCGTAGGACCTTTAAAGCCATGATCCCAGTAGCGTACCCAAGGCAAATCATTACCTTCAGCAGCAGGTAGAAACCGCAGTACTGCATAACCATTGCCTGCTTTATCAACAGTAGGTTTCCAGATGCGCTCATCTACATAGGATTTCTTTTCGGTAGGACCAGACTCACCGCCAGCAGCGGATACGAGTTTAGCAATGGAGTTCCCTTTGGAACGTTTTAGATTTTCAAACGACATATTGTATTTCCTTAGTATTACAGTGTATTTTAATTTTCAGATTATCCACTTTATTCATAATGTAAGTGTATATAGTACACCATTTGACCTCTGGTGTCAAGAGGTTTTTAACCAAGAGGCAATTCATTACCACGAGGTAAAAAGTTTAGACGCCTAGCTTCGGCTTCTATTTTTTCTTTGACAGGATCAGAAATATATTTCTTTATATCCTCAATTTCTAATTTGTTCTTTTCACATATATCCACAACAGCGTCAATATATGTTAATCGTTTCGTGCGTACACAGTCTTCGATCATGCGAGTGAATTTCTGTTTTGAAAGCATTAGTTCACCTAATTGCATCTTGTTGCATCTCCTTAGTCCAAATTGCACCCATGTCTGGGTAGTAAGTACCAACGGATCGTTTGGGCATTCCGTCAGCTTCATAAGCCATTGCTTTACACACCTGCAAGACACGATGCTCCCTATTTTCACCCCAATGTGAATCAAGCCAAACACTTGAACGTAAGTAGGTGTTCATATTCTTTACATACGTATGAGCAGTTTGAAACTCCATACGGATCTTAGGATCTTTGGATTCGGGATCAAGACTTTTCTCATAGTCAGACCATTTTTTTATCCAAGCTTTTACCTTCGTAGGATGCCATGGGTCATCAGCTTCTAAGTGATCAAAGTTAACGGTGTCTGGAGATAAAGCGGCTTTCAGTTCCTGGGCTCTTAGTACTACAGGCTTACAGTACTTGTCTAGATTAGCTTTTACTTTGGCGGGAATGTAGCCCAGCTTTCGTGCTTTCCAACCGTTGCGAGCAAACGAAGTGATATACGTTTCTGGTATCAGTCTAGACTCTTCGGCTAGATTCCAACCAGACTCAAGTTCAATCCATCGCCGCATGGCATGAATTATTTCACGGTCGGTTAACTCATACCGGCAGAAGTCCTCGCAATCAAGCCAAGCAGCATACTTATCGTCTTCGGTCTTGGCTTTGGCTAGCTTATCCCAGTTAGGTTCGGGAGTAAGCGTCTTCTTTTTCTTGGGGGTGAATCTTTTTGCTATCTTAGCCACTATAAAAACTCCTCGTCTACATCGTAAAAACCACGTTTTTGTGGCTTTCTGGGCGCATCTTCGATCTTTATAAGATCAAATACCAAACATGTTCTTCGCGCATTAATATCAATATTAGGTAACACACCGTGTTTATGGCTGCCTAAAAATAATAATGCCATTCCTTCTGTAGGCTGTACTGATACATCTGGATCGAAGAACTCTATTGTAGCACATCCTTCGTCGGCGCGCAAGTACCAAATCAATGAATAATCAGTGTTATGATGAGTATGTGTCCAAGCACCTTCGCCGTTCTCATAATCTAAAGCCCAACAAGATTTTGGTATCCAATACCTATTGTCTTTTAATAAGTTTCGAACCCACGGTACTAGATCTTTCCTAAGTCTTTCAAAATCTTCGTAATGCTCAAATTTTGAACCTCGATAGTAGGGTTGATACACATTACAATCCGCGGCTGTTAATATAACAGAAGTCAACCCTTGATCTTTACTCTTATACTTGTCGATCTGACTCAGTAAACGTTCTCTATCAGGATGATCTAGCTGATGGTAGTGTATAACTTTTTTCATTAGGAATAGCGGTGTTTCTCATTTAGCTCAACGACAACATCAAGAAGATCTGAACCTTGCCCTACGTCCGCTGCGATTGTTCTTAATGCAGCCATATCTTTTGGAAAACAATGCCCGCCATATCCAAACTTACCGTCAGGACCTGGTACTTGAGTGTGCGACCATCCGATTCTAGGATCTAATGTGATGGCTTCAACCATTCCGTCAAATCCTTCAAATCCACAATTATTAAAGATCTCGTACATTTCATTAAAGAATGTTACCTTAGTTGCTAGAAAACAGTTCTCAACATACTTAGAAAAGGCCGCTTGTTCAAGCGTAGTATATCGCACATCTTTTAACTCGGGCAGAACAGGTCTGAACAGTTCGTCCCAGAATCTACATGCGTCACCGCCATAGATTGCGAATTTCTGCCCCATGAACTCCGCTGTGGTATCACGATGCATATTAGAGCCACCCAGAAACTCAGGGCAGTATGTCAAATTGAAATGCCTATCAAGAAGCGAATTAGCAGTCTCGTGAATACCACTCAACCACAAAGGATCAACTGCTGACTTGATTAGAAACTTGGTGTCTGAATTTAACGCATAGTACTTGTCTAGCACTGCGGCAACATTAGACGTATCACATCGACCATCGGGCAAGGCTGGTGTCGCAACGCTAATAACAACAGCATCAACTGGTGTTAGATTAGAATGGGGTTCGAAATTAAAGCCCTTTTGTGGATCATCAACAAAAATATCAATATCACCAGGATGATTCTCTAGCGCACTCACAACCGCTTGCCCAACAGGACCATAGCCAGCTACTACAACCTTCATAATAGTATTCCCAAACAAAAGTTCTCAGCCACATCTTCGGCATAACTCAGTGACTTGTCATGACATTCCACCGTTCTGATATACCGAGACTGTTCATACAGTTCAATCTCAAAGCCAGGATCTTTAAAGATGACAACAGCTTCTTTCTTACCATTATCAGACCAGTGCCTAGACACTTGATTGTGTGTAGTTTTTTCTTTGTCTTTCATACCAAAAATCCTATCCCAATTATTCTCGTAATCTGTATCAGAGATCGCACGAGGTCTCTGCTTTGATCCTTTCCCGTTCATTCCACCACTCCGGCTTGTCGCGTTTGGTCCATTTTGAAATGTCGTATTTCGCTTCCCAATAATAATTTCTGTAAGAAGTCATAGAATCATCCTCAACAATGCATTGCGGAAATGCACCCATAGCAGGAGTAGGTTCTGTAAAACGCTCTAATGAAATTTTCATTGGAGGGATAACCAAATAATACTCTAACTTCCGAAACGATTCGTGTGTCTTACCATAGCGATATTTATACTCTCCGCAAAGAGCCGTCCACATATCATACAGCCAAGTGTAGTTTTCCGCATTCTCACGAAGCCACACATTAGATGGATGATTGATATGGGACGCTTTGTACAACGATTGATTCATTATAGAGTCAGGATGAAAGTATCTTGCGATCTTTCTGCCATTAGTAGTTCGACCATACCACAAATCACCATCAATTACCCTATGTGCGGTGCTCATTAACTGGGCATACTCAATACACATTTTCACAACATGTTTGTCACAATGCATCTGGGCACAGATATTAGGATCACGATGAAGATAAAATACATTCATATGGTTTTCTTTCTCTCTATATTGAATTTTACCACATCCTTGAGAATACCACGCTCGATGTGTGAAAGACCATTATACACCTTTTTAGCCTTCTTTTCAACCCTTCCGTACTTTCTCAACAACTTAGCTTTTTTACCGTTCACTATTCATCTCCTCAACAGCTCCTGTCACATCCGGAAAGTGTGTGCCAAGAATTTCCCATGCAATCTTAGCCACGTCCATATGTTCTTTCTGAGTACCATGCCCCATTCGTAAATCGCAATAATGAACCCATGAGCGTAGAGTACCAGACATATACAGAGTGGTCTCGGTCAATCCTTCTGGTAATAACGCACGAGCTTGCTCTTTAGCGATACCAGTGTTTAACGCCATCTCATAGTAATCTTTAGCTGTCTTGCACACTTCAGCCTGCATCTCGTTGAACACTTCTTGAGCCTTGGCCTGCTTTGCAACATCCTCGTCAACAGTACTTAACTGCCGATTCGTGAGGTGCTGCTTACGGGCTTCTCGCTTAGTAGTAAACGATTCACTGACCGCATAGCGTTGACTGAACTCCTGAAACGAAAAAGACCGATGCCGCAGGATCTGCCGACTGATATCACGAGTCGTGGTAATTTCCATCGTTACACTGACCATCTCAAACGGAGACCAATGCCCTTCTTTGATCAGATACTTTAACAACTTCTTAGCAGTCTTAGTATTATTCTGATTTGCTGGATTACTTACGCGAGCAGCATATGCAATCAATTCTGCGGCACTAGCACATCCAGTGGTTGCGCTTGGTGCTGTCATGCCTACAAGACTAACCTTAGTTGTCATATTTTCCATCCTTATATGTGCCGGGAATACTATTATACGCTATTACTCGTTCAAAGGCAAGTTTTAGTTCACCATCATCTAGCAATTCAGACTGGTAAATTAATTCCATACGTATCAACTCTTCAAACGCTTTTGGTTCAAAATCTTCTGGACGTAACATTTATATATCTCCTGTAATAGCACGTTTTTCTTTAGCGGTGAGGTCACGAAATTTGCGTCTGGATACTGACCATTGCTTTTTAGGTGACGAAAACATAAAGGCTTCGGTTGTGCCACGTGGCACAATACCGATCAGATAACTGCCTTCAGTAATGTAAGTGTGGTTTGGGGTTGACGGTGATTTGTCCCATACCGTGATTTCTTCTCTAAATCTCATATAAAGGCTATTCCTATCAAAATAAAAGTAGCTACCATAGTTCCGACTGCGAAGGCTTCAACACCTCCCATGTATTCTTCCTCAAGCTGAGAGATTACAGGAACCCACGTGTTTCTGTTTTTGCGACGATCCTTCATACGAAATGCGCCAAAAAGATGGTACCAAGACCAATGATTGAACACAACACAAAACCCACAAAAGTCTCTAATTCAGACTCGTACATATTCACTTCCTTTTCTACTGGTTTTTTGTAAACACAACCTACTGCATGACCGATCATTACACTACATCCTCAAGATACATTTCTTCTATTCGGTCTGATGCCATCTTATAATGCATTTCACCTACTTCGTGATAATAATCAAAGTCATCCATCCCATCTATACCATCTACATCAATAGGAGTTCGGCATCTTTGAACTGCTCTTTGCTCAGCCAGCATCGATTCATATAAGGTTCTAGGAACCATTGATCTACCAAGAACATCTTTAAAAATATACACTAAAACGCTCTCCCAAAATCAACGTTAGACCAACCCTCACCGTCAACCATCCAAGCAGTACCACACTTCTCATTGACAATGACATCACCAACAGAGACAGAATGCATTCGAGTGAACTTCTGAATGCAAGACCCTTCAGGTCCGTAACCGTTACCGACATGAAACACATCTTCAAGGTTATCAACACCAGTTACACGAGCAACCGAAGCGTAGTGATCTGACATCCAAGATTCGAAGTTCTTAGAACCACCCATGAATTTGACATCACGCTGGATTACAATCTCAGGGAAGTCACCAAAGTC